CTGTAGCAGGTTATCAACTTAAATCTGCAAGAAGATCTCTTAATATTCTATTTCAAGAATGGGGTAATAGAGGTATCCACTATTGGGAGGTAGGTTCAACTAATTTAGATCTTATAGAGGGTCAAGCAGACTATGATTTTTTTAGATCAAGTGGTGATGGAACTTCAGCTACGACCACAGATCCAGCAAGTGTATTTGGAATGTCCGATGTCCTTGAGGCACAATTAAGATCTAATAGAACACAGACAACACAATCAGATAGTCCGATGACAAAAGTAGATAGATCCACATACGCAGGATTCTCAAACAAATTATCTAAAGGAACACCTAATCAGTATTGGGTAGAAAGATTCATAGATAAGGTTACGATACATATCTATCCAACACCAGATTCAACAAATGCTTCTAAAGATATGCACTTCTTTTTTATAAAAAGAATACAAGATGTTGGAGATTATACAAATGCAACTGATGTGCCGTTTAGATTTGTGCCTTGTATGGTATCAGGACTTGCATATTATTTAGCACAAAAATATCAACCAAACTTAATTCAACCCATGAAATTAATTTATGAAGATGAGTTTGCAAGAGCATTAGCAGAAGATGGTTCTGCTTCTAGCACACATATAACACCAAAAGCATATTACCCAGGAGCATAATGGCAAAGTACGCGACAGGAAAATACGCAAGAGCAATATCAGATAGATCAGGCATGGAGTTTCCTTATAAAGAAATGGTTAGAGAGTGGAACGGATCATTTGTGCATGTCTCTGAATTTGAACCTAAACAACCACAATTAGAACCAAAACCTATGAATGGTGATTCCATATCTCTTAGACATGTAAGACCAGATAGAATAGAAACAGCTGTTCCTTATTCTTTACCTGACAACCCTTTTGAAACTCTTTCATCTGGTTCAGGTGTTATAAATGTAACTGCTCCTGGTCATGGTTTAACAAATGGTTCAACTCAAAGATTTAGAGGAGCACCTTTGGCAGTGACTGGATCTGGTGGGACTTTTCAATTTGCAAATCCTTCAGACTTTGATGGTATAACAGGTACTAATATTGCAAAAGCAGCTGGTTATACAATTACGACTGGTATATTTAGAAGTGGTGCAAGAATTAGCACAGACTTTGCTGTAGCAAATTTCTTCTTCTTTACAGTTGATACAGATACTGCTACAAAAGGAGAAATACAAGGAGGAGGAGTTGGCTGTTCAGTAGGGCCAGTCACATTAGAAGCATGATAAATAAAATTAAAATTTTTTGGTATAGACTATTAAAAAAACAATATTGTTGGGAACACACTTCTTTTACAAAAAGTTGTTTAAATTGTTTGGAGATAGTTAGATAATGGCTGGATTAAGTTTTAGTGGATTAGTAACTCAAATTAGAAATTATACAGAAACAGATTCTAATGTGTTAACGGACGCTGTCTTAGAGAATATAATCTTAAATTCACAATATAGAATTATGAGAGATGTTCCTATTGATGCAGATAGAGTTCAACAAATAGGTAATTTAGTTGTAGGTCAAGAATCAATAAATTCTCCAGGAGGTGCTTTATTTATAAGAGGTATACAAGTTTATGATTCTACATCTGCTACAACAGGGGCAAATGTTTGGTTAGAGAAGAAAGACGTAACATATTTACAAGAATATGTGCCGTCAACAGAATCAGCAAAAAGAGGTCAACCTAAATATTATGCCATGTTTGGTGGGGCTACAGGAGATGGAGATACTAATTCTGGACGTATATTTTTAGCTCCGGTTCCTGATGCAACATATAAATTTAGAGTTCACTATAATAAAATGCCAGCTACTTTAGCTTCAGATAACGTCACTAATTACATTAGTTTAAATTTTCCAAATGGTCTTTTATATTGTTGTTTATCAGAAACATATGGGTTTTTAAAAGGTCCGATAGACATGTTGACTTTATACGAAAATAAATATAAACAAGAGGTACAGAAGTTTGCTAACGAGCAAGTTGGTAGAAGACGAAGAGATGACTACACTGATGGCGCTGTTCGTATTCCAGTAAACTCAGCAAACCCATAGGAGATAAATTATGGCAATATCATCGGCAATTTGTACAAGTTTCAAACAAGAAATTTTAGTTGGAACGCATAATTTTACTGCTTCTAGTGGTCATACTTTTAAAATAGCTTTATACACAAGTGATGCATCTTTAGGTGCAGGCACGACTGCTTATTCAACATCAAACGAGATTTCAAACACATCAGGATCTGCGTATAGTGCAGGTGGTGCTACATTAACAAGCGTTACCCCAACAACTTCTGGAACAACTGCATTCTGTGACTTTGCAGATGTAAGTTTCACTTCTGCTTCTTTTACAGCAAATGGTGCATTGATTTATAACGATACACAATCTGATAAAGCTGTTGCTGTTATCGCATTTGGTGGTGATAAAACAGTATCTAGTGGAACATTTACAATTCAATTTCCAACAGCAGACGCAAGTAACGCAATCATTCGTATAGCATAGGAGGCCGCCCATGTCGGTGACTTCAGGATGGGGCCGGTTAACCTGGGATCAATCTCAATGGGATGGCTCAACAGTTTTATTACGAGGGTGGGGTGCTAGATCTTTCGGAGAAAATGAGTGGGGTGAATTAGGTGATGTAATCGTAACACCCACTGGTGTATCAGCAACCACATCTTTAGGCAGCTCAGAAGAATTTAATGAAACTGGTTGGGGAAGATTAACTTGGGATACTGCCGATTGGGGTGAAGGAAGAGATGAAACTGTATCAATAACAGGTTTAGAGGCAACTGCTTCTCCTGGATCTATAACTTCAGAGTTTACATATTTACTAGAAATGATTGGTGCAAACCACTCCATGACCACAAGTCTTGGTAGTGTTGGGTTTGGCTTAGGAGTTAATCTTTCAGGCATAGAAGCAACTTTTGCAACACCAACTTTATCTTATTCAGGAACTTTAGTTGGTTGGGGTAGAGATGCATGGGGAGATAATTCGTGGGGAGAATCTCCTAACCAAGTTCTTGGTTTAGTTGGTGTAGAGGCGACCACAAATGTAGGATCAATATTACCTGCAGATGTAGTTGGTTTATCTGGTCAAGAAGTTACAACAAATGTTGGTTCTACAACTATTAAATTAGATTCAACACAAGCAATCACTGGACAGGAAGCCACAACAAATTTAGGTACTTTAGGTTTAGAATTTGGTCCAGCTTCAATATCTGGAGTATCAGCCACTTTTAATGTAGGAACATTAGGTTTAGAATTTGGCCCTGCAGAGATAACAGGTGTTTCTTCAACAGTTAGCGTTGGAGAATTAGATATCTCTCCTGCCACGTTAGTTAATGTTACCGGTGTGGCTTCAACTTCAGCTGTCGGATCTATAACTCCAGCAGATGTTATTGGTTTAACAGGAGTATCTTCAACTTCAGCTGTTGGATCTATAACTCCAGCAGACGTTGTTGGTATAAGTTTAGATGCAATCAGTGCTTTACAGGGAGAGGGTGGAGTACAAGCTTTTGAAAACATAAATACAGGGTCTAATGGTTCTTTCAGTAATATTGACACCGGGTCAAATACATCATATAGTAATATATCAACAGGGTCTAATTCGTCTTATTCTGATCAATCTACAGGATCAAATACTTCGTATTCAGATGTTGCAAGTGGGTCAAATACAAGTTATAACGACGCTGCATAGGAGATAAAATATGGCATCAACATTTTCCCCTTTAGGGGTAGAACTTCAAGCTACTGGTGAAAACGCCGGTACATGGGGGACAAAAACTAATACTAATTTACAAATAGTAGAACAAATTTCTGGTGGCTACATTGCAAAAAGCATTGCAGGTGGCGCGCAAACAACAACTTTATCGGTCTCTGATGGTGCAACAGGTGCAGAGCTTGCACATAGAATGATAGAATTTACAGGAACAATCACAGGTAATCAGATTGTAACAATTCCAATTGATGTACAGACTTTTTATTTTTTAAGAAATTCAACTTCTGGATCACATACAGTTCAATTTAAATATGCGAGCGGTTCAGGAGACTCTTTTACTTTTTCAGCAACAGACAAAGGCGATAAAATTGTATTTGCTACAGCAAATGATGGAACAAATCCTGATATAGATACACTAGCAATTGGAACTGGTATAGCAAGTGTTGCCGCTGACACTTCACCTCAATTAGGTGGTGATTTAGATGTTAATGGAAACGATATTGTTTCTACATCAAACGCTGATATTGATATTATTCCTAACGGAACTGGAGATGTTAATCTTGGTGCAGACACAGTTCAAATAGGAGATAATAACGCTGACGCTACTCTTACAACTCAAGGGACTGGAGACTTAATATTAAACACTAATAATGGTACTAATGCAGGAACAGTGACCCTAGCGGATGGTGCAAATGGGGATATGACTTTAGCCCCAAATGGCACTGGTAGAGTAAAAATAACTAATGCTTCACCAGGAACAAGTTCAACACAAATCGCAACCACTGATGGAAAAGGTATTGTCTTCTCCATGGTTTTCGGATATTAATATAGAAGGAGAATAAAAAATGGCAACACCGAATCTTGTAAATATAGCAACGATTACACCTAAAAATGCTATGGGTAGTTTATCTGATACAAACAGAACTACTATGATTGATGTCCCTGCAGAAACTGCAGTGAGAATTGATACAATATTATTAGCCAACATTGATGGAACTAACGCTGTTGATGCAACAGTAGAAATTAGTAATGACAATGGTTCTACTTTTTATAAAATTGCAAGCACAATATCTGTGCCTGCAGATTCAACATTAGATTTAATAGCACGACCTATCTACTTAGATGAAACAGATTTAATTTCTGTAACAGCTGGTGCTGCTAACGATTTAGCTTTTCATGTTTCATATGTAGAAATGGTTGATTAATTTTAAGGAGAAAAGCAAACAATGCCAAGAATTATAAAATCAGCAAAAGGAACTTTTACAACTTCAACAGTAACGATTGATTCTTCGGGTAGAGTTGTTGCAGCAGCGACAGGTTCTGCTGGAGGAGCAAACTTGATTCCGACAAAATTAGTAACAACCGCATCACCAGGAACTTTTACAGCAACTAATAACGCTAATTTTGGTGTAGCTTATCTTTATTCTGGAGGAGGCGGTGGTGGCGCTGGAGGAAATCATCCAGGAAATTTAGCTGGACCTGGTGTGGAAGGAGCAGTAGGTGCCATGGGTGTTTTTGGCTTCCCTATATCTGGCGGTGAATCACATAATTTTAACATTGGAGCAGCTGGGAACGCAGGAAGTCCAGGTGGGACTGGTAATCCTGGAGGAGCAGGCGGGGCCGGTGGAGCAACCACTTTAACAAATATCGGAACGGCTAATGGTGGTGGCGGAGGTGCTGGTGGGCCAAATACAGGTCAAAATGCTCCAAACGCGACTGCAAGTGCTGGATCTGCGCCTGGAGCGACGTTGGCAAGCACAACAGCAGCAGAAAAAAAAATATTTTCAGGTGGTGTTGAGTATGGAGCTTTCGGTGATCATGGAAATCGTCCAGGAAATGCTGGATCTGCTGGAGCTGCTGGAGCAATGATGATTTATGAGAACATAGGAGAATAATGGCTTTATTTGTTTTTTTAAAAAATTTTGATAATATAGAGGGAACTTTAGTTGGAATCTCTGAAAGCCAATCTGCATTGGACAATAATTGGAGTTATAATTCATCAGACTACGACATTGTTACCGTAGAGGACGATTTATATAATAAAGTCAGATTAATACAAAAAAGAGTGCTTAGTAAAAATGGCGAGTCTGTAAATACAGAAGATGTAGCTTTTAAATTTGCTTATAGAGCTGAATTAACAGATTACATTAATTCAACAATTAATAAAATTAACGAATGGTTAAAATTAAATTCTTCAAAACCATTAGCTTCTGTTGCCACAACGTATAGAGATTATATATCTAATATAAATGTTGATAGTCTAATTACAGATCCGTCTAGCGATGCAACTTTTTCTGATGGAGCATTCTCTGATGGAACACCTTTAAATTCTTCTTTAGAAAAATATGTTGAGGATCAAGGTGTTACAGCGATTAATATAAATCAGCTTTTATAGTTTACTTTATATATTTTATAATATATAAATTTGTTAATGTTTAGAAAGACAATAGAATTTATAGCAAATAAAAAATATGTTGATTCAAAACAAGATCAACCTGTTCCTATAAAATTAAATATACCAGAGTGGTATAAAAAATTAAAACATAATTTATCTCAAAGAACTATCAAGGGTTGTATGCCTTTTTTAGATTCATTAACCACTGGCTATTTATTAAAAGTTCCGGTGGATATAATAATTAAACATAACGTAAAAAATGAGGAAACAGGTGAACGAGATGGTTTTTGGCGAACAGGTGATATAGATGAGACACTAATGAGACAAGAAAGAATAAATGTAAATAGACCAAAACCAGATGTTCACTCTCATACTCAATTAAAAGGGTCTCCTGCTGTTGATAAAAATAAAAAATTACCCTTTTACAAAATATCAAACCCTTGGATTATAAAAACACCTCCTGGTTATTCTTGTTTATTTGTGCCACCATTAAATAATACTGATGATAGATTTTCAATTATTCCTGGAATTGTTGATACAGATTCATATAAACAAGAGGTTAATTTTCCTATAGTTATAAATGGTGACAAGTATGATGTTTTAGATACCATAATAAAAAAAGGAACACCTTATGTTCAAATTATACCTTTTAAAAGAGATAATTGGAAAATGAAAATAACAGGAGAGTCTAGTGTTAAACTTAAAGAGAGGGCTATGTTTTTTCCCTTTACAATATTAGATAATTATAAAAATAATTTTTGGAGTAAAAAATCATGGACTTAAAAGATTACGTATGCATTATAGATGATTTAGTTTCACCAAACGTGGTTAGTAGAATAATAAAATTTTCTAATTCTTTAGATTTTAATGAAGCATCAATAGGTGGTGGTAAGAATACAAAAGTAGATCAAAGTATTAGAAATACTTATTCTTATTCTTTAACAAATAAACACACGTCTTTAACCCATTGTCATCGTTTTAATCTTTTACATTATTTGTTTAGCACTGCCATAAAACAATATTTTGAAACAATTAAATTACAAGACTATAATTTTGATCAAGTTACCATACAAAATATAGATATTTTAAAATACAAAGAAGGGGGTTTTTATAAATATCATGTTGACCATTTTAGTTTAATACCAAGAACTTTTAGTTGTATAATGTTATTAAATAATGACTATGAAGGTGGAGAAATTTGTTTCAGATATCCTGATACAACAGGAGAGTGGTTGATAGATAAAAAACCAGGAAGAATAATAGTTTGGCCAAGTAATTTTTTATACCCACATAGGGTAAAACCTGTTACGAAAGGAACAAGATATTCGGTAGTATCATGGGCACTATAAAAGATTTTAAATATAAAAAGATAAAAAATTTTCTTTCAAAAGAACAAGTGTCTTTATTAAGTCATTATTGTAAAATGAGACACATTATAAATTTAACTAATTTTGATTTTAGCTCAGCAAGTAGTCTTGGAGATTCTTATTTTTATGGAGATGCCGCTATGGAAGCTTTAATGATGGATAAGAAAAAATCTTTAGAACAAGAAGTAGGTTTAGAATTATTACCTACTTACTCCTTTTGGAAAATGTACACTAACGGTGGAGACTTAACTAAACACAGAGATAGACCTTCTTGTGAAGTAAGCGTTACTGTAATGATAGGATCATCTGGTGAACCATGGCCAATATACATGGATGATAAACCAGTGACAATGGAACCAGGAGATGCTGTTACATATTTAGGGTGTGATATAGTTCATGAAAGAAAACCATTTACAGGAGACTGGCATGCTCAATCTTTTCTGCATTATGTTGATAAAAATGGTCCTAACACAGAAAATGTTTTAGATGGAAGACAATTTTTTTGCATGCCGGGGGTTAAATAATGGAGTTTAGACAATATAAAAAAGATGGTTCTTGTGATTTAAAATTTTCATTAAGAGAAAGATTAATCATATTATTTAAAGGTAAAATTCATTTTTCTGATATAGCTTTAAGACATTTTGGTAATTTGTTAGTAGGCATGGTTGCAAACTGGCAAATGGATTTTAAAGGTAAAACCAAAACAGAATTGACCCACCCTGATAAAACAAAAATAAAAGTAGAATGAAAAATATTTTAGTTGTGGGAGGGGGAAGCGCAGGCGTCATGTCTGCTTATACATTCAAAAAACTTTTTCCAGGTAAAAATGTTACTATTTTAGAAAGTGATAATATACCAACCGTAGGTGTGGGAGAAAGCACTTTAGGTAAAATAAACCAATGGATAAAAATGGTTGGTTTAGATGAAAAAGATTTTATAAAAAAATGTAATGCTTCATTAAAAATGAGTATTAGATTTGAAAATTTTTATAAAAAAGGCGATGGTGGTTTTCATTATCCTTTTGGAACACCTGTTTTAAATCATATGAATGACTGGTTTCTTAAAAAAACTTTATATCCAGAAACACCTATATCAGATTACGTGGAGTCTTATTATCCAATAATGGCTCTAGTAAACAGTAATAAAATATCTACAGAAAGTTTTGACAGCTATTATTATGATTCAGATGTTGCTTATCATTTTGATGCTACAATGTTTGCTAATTGGTTAAAAGAAGAATTTATAAAAATAGGAGGTATTGTAGAAAAAGGCGATGTTAAGAAATTTAATTTAAACGAAGATGGGATAGAAAATATAATCACAGATAAAGAAAAAAAATACACAGCTGATTTATTTATAGATTGCACAGGTTGGAAATCTATTTTGTTAGGGGGTGTTTTAAAAGAACCTTTTGAAAGTTATTCAGATATTTTACCAAACAACAAAGCTTGGGCCGCTCATCTACCTTATACAGATAAGGAGAAAGAACTTAAACCATACACTAATTGTACAGCTTTGACTAATGGTTGGGTATGGAACATACCTCTTTGGAGTAGAATGGGGACAGGATATGTTTATTCTGATAAATACATAAGTGATGAGGAGGCACTAAAAGAGTTTAAAATATATTTAGGTAGAGATGATTTAAATTTTAAGAATCTTAAAATGAGAGTAGGTTTACATGAAAGAATATTTGTAAAAAATGTTTGTGCTATTGGTTTATCTGCTGGTTTTATAGAACCTTTAGAAAGTAATGGTTTATTAAGTGTTCATGTATTTTTATGCAACTTAGTTAAAATAATTAGAGATAGACCTATAATTTCTAATTTTTTAAAAGATCAATTTAACGTAACGTGTCATAGATTTTTTAAAATATTTTCTGAGTTTGTTGCCACTCATTATGCTTTGTCAGCTAGAGACGACAGTAAGTATTGGAGAGATATTCAAAAAAGAAATTATCCTATAGATAAAATATATGCCAGATATGATAGTCACTTTCAACAGAGTAACCACTACAATTTTGATAATCATGTTTATCCAAAATTTGAGACAGGGATTAGTTGCATAGCAGTAGGAATGAATTTTTGGCCTACTGATGAAAATATTTTAAGACACGATAGTTATGAAAATGATATAAATATTTTAAAAACTAAATGGGCTAATGATATACAGCAGATGGAGGACAGGAAAAAACGTTGGAAAGAACAAGTAAAAGACTGCCCTACAATGTACCAATATTTAAAAGAATTACACAAGCCATAAAAGTGCTTTAAACATATAAAAATCTATATTATACTGTTTTAATGTTGCAAAAAATAGGATTTCAACCAGGTATTAATAAACAAATCACACCTACAGGAGCTGAAGGCCAATGGGTGGACTGTGATAATGTTAGATTTAGATATGGCACACCTGAAAAAATAGGAGGTTGGAACCAATTAGGCGGAACAGGGTCCAATGAATTAACAGGTGCCGGTCGAGGAATGCATCATTATATAAATAGTTTATCTAGAAAATACTCTATTATAGGAACCAATAGAATATTATATGCTTTTTCTGGAGGAGTTTTTTATGACATACATCCTATAAAATCTACAACAACGTTAACAAATGCGTTTACCACAACAAACGGATCACCCACTGTCACAATAACTTTTAGCACATCTCATAGTATAAACCCACAAGACATTATATTATTAGATAATTTTTCTACTATTACTGATTCTAACTTTAGTGCCTCTGATTTTAATGATAAAAAATTTATGGTCACTACTGTTCCAAATGCAACAACTATTACTATTACAATGCCATCAAACGAGTCTGGATCTGGTGCGACTACGTCTGGTGGTATTAGAGTTCAACATTATTATCCTGTGGGACCAGCCGTGCAGGCAAAAGGTTTTGGTTGGGGTCTAGGATCTTATGGTGGTGAAGATACTTCTGCTTTAACAACAACTTTAAATGGAGCGTTATTAGATGATACTGCAGGAACAGGTGGATCAGGAACTTCTATCACTTTGACTGACGCTTCACAATTTCCAAGTTCGGGTACAAACTTTATTCAAGTTGGTAGTGAAGAAATTTCTTACACAGGAGTTTCTGGAAATAACTTAACTGGTATTACAAGAGCTGTTAGAAACTCTACAAGATCAGCACACTCGGATGGTGCTACAGTTACAAACTCATCAGATTTTATAGCATGGGGTGAGGCAGCATCAGGAGACTTAGTATTAGAACCTGGTATGTGGTCACTAGACAACTTTGGTGACAAAGCGATTTGTTTAATACACGATAGCGCTGTGTTTGAGTGGGACTCATCTTTATCAAATGCAACAGAAACAAGAGCATCTATTATAACTGGTGCACCAACTGCATCAAGACATATGATTGTATCTACACCGGATCGTCACTTAGTATTCTTTGGAACAGAGACAACAATAGGAGATACATCAACACAGGATGATATGTTTATAAGATTCTCTGATCAGGAAGATATAAATACGTATACACCTACAGCAACCAACACTGCTGGCACACAGAGACTGGCCGACGGATCACAGATCAGAGGAGCGATTAGAGGTCGTGATGCAATCTATGTTTGGACTGATACAGCTTTATTTACACAACGTTTTGTTGGTCAACCATTTACATTTGCGTTTGCACAAGTTGGAACTAACTGTGGATTAGTTGGACAGAATGCATGTGTTGAAGTTGATGGAGCTGCATATTGGATGTCAGAAAATGGTTTTTTTAGATACGCTGGTAAATTAGAATCATTACCATGTTTAGTAGAGGATTTTGTTTATGATGATATAAATTTAGAATCTGGTAATCAAATGGTATCAGCAGGATTAAATAATTTATTTGGTGAGGTAATGTGGTTTTATCCAACATCAACATCTTCTGTTGTAAATAAAATGGTGTGTTATAATTATTTTGATTCATCGCCACAAAGACCAGTGTGGACTGTAGGCACACTTGCTAGAACCATGTGGAGAGATTCTGCAGTATTTGGTAAACCACATGCTTTAGAATATGATGCAGACACTGACACTTCTTTTGATGTAGTGGGTAATACCGAAGGTAGAACAAGTTACTATGAACACGAAACAGGAACAGACCAAAATAGAAATGGAACCATAAGCGCAATCACTGCAAATATTTTATCTGGAGATTTTGATATCACACAACAAAGAGCAGCTACAGGACAAACTACAGGTGTTGCAACGTTTAGAGGAGATGGTGAATTTATAATGAAGATAAGAAGATTTATACCTGATTTTATTTCACAAACAGGAACAACACGAGTAACATTAAATTTAAGAAATTTTCCAAATGATTCAGCAGCTAGTTCATCATTAGGTCCATTTGATATTACAACCTCTACTCAAAAAGTGGATACACGTGCAAGAGCTAGAGCAATAGCTTTAAAAGTAGAAAATACATCAACCAGTCAAAATTGGAAGTTAGGAACTTTTAGATTAGACACACAACCAGACGGACGTAGATAATGGCAAAGATAGTGCAGGTCTTAACAAGACCATCAAGAGAGTATGATCTACCAACAGCAGAAGCACAGGTTAGAGATCTTGATGCTATTGTAGAAAAATTAAACTCTACGTTTCAAGAAGAATTAAAACAGGAGATAGAAGCTTTTAACTTCTTTTTAAATTAATGGCTAATAGTTTTAAAAATAAAAAGGTGGATTTAACCACAACTGATCTAACAACATTGTACACAGTGCCAAGTGCCACTACAACAGTTGTAAAATCACTGTTAATAACAGAGGACGCTGGATCAGGGAGCACTATAACAATAACATTAGTGGATGCTAGTGGTGCGATATTTAATCTATTTAAAGATAAAGCTATTGGGTCTAAAGCAACAACAGAACTTTTAACTCAACCATTTGTCATGGAAGAGAGTGAAATACTTAAAGTACAAGCTGCTGACGCGAATGAGCTGCACGTCATAGCTTCTATATTAGAAATACAGCCAAGAGAGGTCACAGCATAATGATAGAGTTACAACCAGATAAAATAATAGAAAAAATAACAAATAAGAAAACAGGTGAAAAATATAAAAGTGATAAAGAGTGGAGAGATAAGGGCATATCGCCGGATGATATACAGAAAGATGTAACTGTCATTATGCCTAGTCTTGATTTATTAGGAAAAACAAAATAGAATAGTAAGATGGCCATAACTAGAGCACAACAAGCAAAACAGATGTTACGACAAGGTGGAAGAACAGGTTTCTTTACAGCTGGTCTAGCTCAGGGTGATAATATATCTCCTGGCACACCTAGTGGAGGAGTTGGAGGTGGTCCAAATCCAGG